TTAACCTAATTTGCTGTTTAAAAACTCCACCTGATCCCGATCCTTATCACACATCCATTTAGAGTAAACCTTATACACCATACTGGCATCAGTATGCCCCATCTGGCTGGCGATGAAAGAAGGGATCGCTCCTGCAGACAACAACCAGCACGCGTAAGTATGGCGAGACTGATAAGGCACACGACTGCGTATTCCCGCTTTTTTTAGTCCCTGCTTCCAGCTATAGCCCAGCGCGTTTTTTGAATAATAGGGATTCGGAACGGCAAATTTAATTACGGGACGAAACACAAACCGTACGTGCTGCTGCTCAGTGCTCGCATACGCACGATGGTTAAATGTGATTTCTGTCGTCTGGTCTGCACCGGTCAGATGGAACTGATCTCTTAACGCTTCGAGGGCTGGCTCCAGCAATGTGATCGTGCGTTCTCCGGCGGACGTTTTAGGCGGCCCGAACTGATCATAGTTGTTCAGATTCCGACTGACGTGAATTTTTCCATTGACCAGATCAACATCATCCCATCCAAGTGCGCACAGCTCCCCATGACGAAGACCAGCGTAAAAGGCCAGTTTCCATAAGTTAACAACTGAAGCCGGTAACACCGAAATGAATCGCTCGTATTCTTCCATCGTGAATGGATCCGGTGCTTTCCGCGGCCGTTTCAAAGAAGGAATATCTTCAAAAGGGCTGTTGGTAATAATGTGGCTACGTTTGGCAAATTTCAGCATGGCGCAAAGCGTGCGGATTTGCTCGTTTACCGTAGCCGGTGCACGGCCCGTTTTATTCAGATGTGGCACAACATCATTGCGTACATCCCCCAGCAACAACTCCTTCCGGTATCTCAGAATGTCTATCTGTTGAATATCGGTAATCAGGGTTTCGCTACCAACGATCCGCAGCAGAATCTTGATGATGGAATGCATGTTCCGCGCTGATGCGTAGGACATTTCCAGCTCTTTGGTTCCGCTGTATTCATCACAAAGTTCCTGGAAGGTACTAATCCTCAACGTAGTTGAGAATTTTTTTGCTGCCTTAGAGCCAGGAAACTGCAGGCCATAATCGAATATCCCCATCTGGATATCACTGGTGATCTTCGCTCTGAGCTGGCCTGCTTTTTTGAGGTTGGCGTTCGTCACCAGCCAGCCTTTAAGCGTTTCCCGGCAACGAACCCCTCGATAAATGAACCATATCCGAATCTTGCCATTGTGAATTTCAACACCCGTTGGCGCCACGTCACTGCTCCTGAACGAAACTGTTTATCTTTGGGAAGTTGTACCAAAGTGTCGCCCGCGGAGAGTTGTTATCTCCTTCAGTCTGGGTTACACGCTTAAAATGAATACCTTCGATCCAGCGATGAGCGCGGTAGCAGGTTACCTGCCGCTTTGAGAGTCCCGTTCTCTCACACAGCTTCGCTTCAACCACCCACTCTTCGTTAAAAATCACCTGTGCCATCTTTCACCTCAGGTAACCGACATCATTATAAAGATGCCGGTTGTTAAACATTGATATTTCAATATCAGGCGATCTGCCCTGGCAAGGATCGCAGGCGGCGCATGCCGGTCATCGCCGTGGCCACATAGCTCGCCTTACGGTTCACTACTTCCACCCAGACCTTCACTCCTTCAACTCGCACCGTGTACGTCTCTTTCATCCGGCTGCGTCCGTAATTGCCGTAGCGTTCTGCGTGGGCCGCCAGGGCAATGTCGCAGGCTTTACGCGCCAGCGGTGACTGTGTGCTGCGGTTGATTAATCGCATAATTTCTCTACCGGGAGGGCGAACCCTCCCGCCTCCCTTAGGCCACGTATTCCGGTTTCATATCTGCCAGGGTGATGCTGAACTTATCGTGCAGTTCGTCGCCCAGATGACGCTTTGCCGACGCCAGCACGCGTTCAGCTTCCTCGAAGCGCTCGGCACCATCCGGTTCGCCGGGCTGCGGCAGGGAGTTAATTGCCGCCTCGACCCGGTTATACGCATCCACCAGGTGGTAACGCTTCACGGCCTTGTTTTTCAGCTCGGTGTACAGGGCAGAACCCAGCGCATTTTTGGCGCTTTCGATATCGGCCCGAACTGCTTTGGCGTTATCTACGCCCTGAGCTGCCTCAATGCGATCCCGGAAATCATCAGCCATAGCGTCAATGTTGGTGGCTGATTCCTGCGCGCTATGGGTTGTTGTTACAGTGTCACCAGGGATGTCAGCTAAGTTAACGCGCTGCGGTGCCGGATTGATCTCCTTCTCGGTACGTGGCTCAACTTCATCCGGGCTGTAGACGCCGAGGATGACCTCAGGGCAGTACAGGCGCGCCCAGTACTTCACCGCGAGATAGGCGATCTGCTGCTTGGGTGCCGTTTTCCACAGTGGGGAGTTCCGGGTGGTAATGTCAGCCAGGTAGATGTTCTCGCCCCAAGTGATATCCGTCTCGCCGCGCAGGACAGCGCCAACCCGGACAAACAGGCCCAGCTCATCGCGGCCGTCTTTCTTACCGGCGATCTTTTCCCAGTCGCCGCCGTATTCGTAATGGAAACGGCCCACTATGGCGCTTGAACTGGAGATAACTGCGTTTACCAGCTGCGCTTCGTAACCCAGAACGCCGTTAACCAGGTGCGTTTTCTGGGCGACCGCGTAAGGATTCATGCCCCACTGCATGGCCTGCATGACGATCGCCATGCAGTCGGCTGGTTTACCTGCCAGGTGTTTCGGTACAGTCACGGCAGACTGTGCCATCAGTTCAGCAAATGCTGTCAGCTGGCCGAGTGCCTGCACGTTGAATACAGCGTTGCTGGCAGAAATGGTGTTTGGAGTCTGTTCTGCGGCGATAATATTGGTGTTTTGCATTGTCATTCTCTCCATTAAGCCAGGCGCAGCGCTTCAAGGCGGCGCAGGTCGAAGTCGTTCAGTTCGTCGGTGTAGTCTTCGGTGATCGGCGCTGGCCAGCAGTTAGTGTCATAAGCCTGAGCCAGGGCGTGCATGGTTTTCTGATACTCCTGTACGCCCAGCGCCAGCAGATCGTCTGAAGCTTCAATAACCGCCACCCAGTGGTAGCCCTCGTCTTTATTGACGAAGATCCAGAAGAACTGGTCAAAGTCAGCGACGGTGCAGTACATACCCGCGCTGAGGTGGTAATCGCGGTCGATGATTTCCCGGTGCAGTTTGGCGCGCAGGCCATCCTGCTTAACGCGGCCCATGCTGATCGTCTTAAGGTCAACGCCAATACGAACGCCGTTGATTTCAACCTCAAGGTCCGGGCGTACACGAACTTCAAGGCCGGTTTCGTCGTCCATACCGAAGTAACTGGTTTCTACTGAACGGGAAGGGTGGCGCAGTAGTTTCCCGGCCGATTCATGGTTCAGCAGGGCCTGCTGAATTGCCGTGGCCAGCGCCAGTTGTTCACTGGACAGAATGGTTTTCCCGGCAACGCTATCGCGCCATTCCTGCTCAAACTCATCAGCGAAGATGGCATTCGGGTTCACTGCGCGGATCGCCGCCTGCAGTTCATCTTTCTTGCCGGTGAGCTTCAGCTGCTCGGCTTTTGGTTTATCCGCGTTATATTCGCGAATGAACGCCTTCATAGAGTCGGTGGTGGTGAACGCTTCTTCCGGGACGCCAGGGAACACCGCAAACTCTTCGTGAAGCTTCTCCGGCTCCAGGGCCAGCGTGTGAGCCAGACTACCGAACGTCAGCGCCTCGCTACTTTCGCGGCGGATAGTCTTGGTCACATGGCGGCCGTGGTAGAACATCAGGCTGACTCGGGCATCCTTCACCTGGGTGCTGCTGATCCCGTTCGCTGCGTGGTAAACGTTATTCGGCAGACCTTCATAGCGGCCCGGTTCGAAGTACGCCGGGTATTCCGGCGCGCTGGCGGTTTCCTCCGGCGCTTCGGTGGTAACTTCCGGCTGCGTGGCGTTCGCCAGCTCTGGCACGGCGACGGCCAGAACTTCTGCCAGGTTCAGGGCATCTGTTTGCGGATCAGCTGCATCAGCGCTTTCGCCTGGTGGTAACGCGTCACCAGCTTCTCCTTCCTGCGGGTGAGTCTCTTCCATCTGCACATCGCTGGTGGTCTCCGTTACTGTTTCCGTTTTTTCGACTGCGTTTGAGGGGGTATTGGTGACCGGGTCAGTATTTCCACCCATCAGGCCATCGATAGAGAACACGCCGCCTCCGAGGTTAGCGACCTGTGGCTGGCTGTCGCCAGCCCTCACCCACTTTGGCAGGATCTGCGTTTCTGCTTCATCTTCATCAGCGAGTTTTTTCTCACCGGCTTCTACCCATTTCGGCAATGCTTGTTGCTGCTCGACGGCTTGAGTGTCCTCTTCCGATTCGATGCACGGCAGAGGGAGAAGCTCTGTCGCCTGGCAGAAAGCTACTGTCATTGTCTGGTTGACGTATTCGAGATGAGCAACCGGCGTCAGGTGGATGTTCTCCGGCGCAATGCGTACCAGGTTAAAAATGGCCGCGCGGTTGACCGCCAAAACGCCAGGTTGATTGCGTAAAATTTTGCTCCAGGATTTCCATGGATCTTCTTTGTTCGCGACAATCTCTTTGGCGCGGCGCAAAACACTGGAAGGGATTTCAAAATGGTGGAAATCCATCGGCAGCAGGGCGCAGGCGATCTCCAGATCGAGGGTGTCCAGGGTGTGATGCGCATCTGCTCCACGGTCAGTTACGTACCCGCCGTCGGCATTGGTGCCTGCATCTGTGCGCTGCACATTGCTTATGCGGCTGCCGGCGGCCCATTCGCGTGTCAGGATCCCACGGTCAATATATGGGGTGGCTACCCAGGCTTTAGTGAACTGCAACAGCAGCGCCAGCTCATGGCGTTTATCCATGCTGAACACTTTGCGAATGGCATTGGAATAGCGCCACAGGTCTTTGGTATCGAAGGTCTTAACCTCAGGGCAGCTTTCAGCAGCAAGCAAAAGGGTCTGGACATAGCTATTGTCGGTATCACTCTCCAGCGCATGCAGTTCCGCATGTTCACCGCGAGTGACATGATGGCGCAGTTCGTCCACCGTCAGTTGAGCCAGCAGTTGTTGACGGAACGGCAGTTTGCATACTGGATAACGAGTAAACTCATCACCGGTTTTATGGACCCGCAGGCCATTCTCATACCAGTAATCAGGCTCATCCTTGGCCGGGAGCTTTCCATTCTTCCAGTCTTCAACCAGCTGATTGCGATCACCAGCTTCTGCCTTAATCCAGCCCGACATGAAGGCGGCCACCAGTGCAGGGTCGTGTTCTTTGTCCTGCGGAAAAACTTCTTTGACGGCCTGCACCAGCTTCCACTCAGCATGCAGGCTGAGATCGCTAATATCAGCAACGTCATTTTTGGCCTTCAGGAGACGCTGGAAGTAAACATTTCCCTCATCCATCGCTAATTCGTTTGCGACGATCTGCTGCTCCTGGCTGATCTCCGAAAGATATTTGTCACCCAGTATATGGACGGCGAAGCGTACAGCCTGGGTGCGGTTTGCCAACAACGTAGAGCTGAAAGGTATTACCGGCGCATCAGAGAGATCCACATCGCTGGTGGCGCTGTCCGGGGCGATGGTGGTTTCGCTCTGAGAGGCGGCACCCGGGATCACGTTCCAGGTGCGCTGGTCTTCTGCCAGGGTGTAGCGCTCGCACCAGGTGTAATCAATCACGCCTTCTTCTGGCAGGTCGTCAACAATCGGCATATCGGTGCGTACAGGCTTGGCGTAGTCTTTACCGCGGCCAGTTTCAATGCCAGCATCTTCCAGCGCGACATCCAGCTGCAACGCAGCTCGTGATTGGGTATTGGCGGAGAGCCACACTACAGCGTCAGGCTTCCCTGACTTCTGAGTGGCCTTAACCAAGTAGAAAAATTCCATGTCAGATCCTCATTTTTGGATGTAAGATCCCCGGGCCAGAGATAGCGCCCATTGGGTGTGTTTTTGGTTTTGAGTAGTTTTCCGGTGTACTTTGGTCGGTGGCACCGGACGTAGACCCCGCCTTGCGCGGGTTTTACGTTAGGCTTCGTGGGCCATCTGGTCGTACGAAGCGCAACGCGTAGAACAGTAATTACGTTGTTCGCGCGCCAGCTGGGCGCCGCGGATGAAGATCAATACGTTTTTAACTTCTTTCCCTTGCTCGATTGAGTTGCTGCAGTATGCGCATTTCGTTGAGTTACACATCTGGGTTCCCCTTCTGCGCCAGCAGATAACAAATACGGCGAACAATCACTCCAACCCAGTTCAGTTTTACGGCCTGCTGCCGTACTGGTTTACGTGCGAAATCAGTCATAGTTCGATTCCTTCATTTCCAGCGCTGCTTCTTCCGGGGTGCAGCCATCTTTGTACAGATCGAAGGCAATTCCGTTTTCGTCAAAATCTCTTCCAAGGCTTTGGCGTAAACGACGATTCCATTTAGTCCATTCGATTTCCGATTCGGATACTGAATTTTCCCCTTGGAGCATGGTGTGCATGTTTTGAGTCATTGAGTCCTCTTTGCCCTTGTCGCCAGGCTGGCGGAACATTTATCGGAGCAACGCAGCGCGTTGTTGATGGGCTAAGTTTACTCATTACTAAACCATTCTGTAAAGTAAATAATAAACAAAATTGTTAAGTTCGTACTAAACGGATGAGTGGAGGGCTTATTTGTGGTCAGAGGGGATTTAAAGTCATAAAAAAACCGCCCTAAAGGCGGTTCAGTTATCAATGAATAGTTTACTTATTGCGGGAAGCCAGCAGCTCCTGGAAAAGCTTGTTGTACTTGTCGTGTTTAGCTTTGAATTCCTGAAGAACAGCCTTCTTTTCCGAGTCTGGAAAAGCACGGTAGTGCAAAAGCAGTTCCATCTCGTCAACCAGAAGAACGGTATCATTGATGGCCTTGTCAGGATGCTGCTCATCAGTATCCAGATACCCGGCGCGCATCCCATAGTCGCGCTCGATTCTTCGTGCGGCTCTTTCACCAAAGGAGGCCTTACCATTTATCAGTTGTGATAAATAGCTCTTCTCTTTTTCTGGTAGCGACTTATCGGCAAACCATGCCTTTAGCTGCTTCCTACGGATATCTGCTGTGCTCATGTGCGTATTTTGATTAGTTAATGCTAAACAAGCAAATACTTGACTAAAAGGTTTAGTAATTAGTAAACTCATGCTACACCTTACCTGGAGCGCATATATGCAACTCAAAGATTATTTATCCCAGCAGCGCGGCAACGCCAAATGTTTGGCTAAAAAGCTGGGTATTTCGATGCCTTATCTATCTCAGATGGCCTCATCTACTTCCGCAATTTCGCCGGAGAGAGCCATCGAAATTGAGCGATTCACGGACGGAGTCGTTAACCGTGCCGACTGCCTACCAGAGAAATGGATGCGAATCTGGCCGGAATACACCCCTACAAACGTGTGTCCTGTAGAGGGCGCCCAAAAGAGGACTTAAAAATGCAAACACTTTCTTTTCAAGAGAATAACAGAGCGACAGCAGAGCGCCTGACATTCCAGTTTCAACAGAATGAGAGGGATGACCAAAAGATTGATCACCGCGCCATCTGTTCTGCTGTTCGCGCCTGGGCGGCGGCAGATGGGCGTGTGGCTGTAGCCCTGGCTATCAAAGAAGCGGTTGAAGAGGCGGGACTGGTAGGAATCGACACCAGCTGCAATGCGGATGTATGGAATGTGAAGCTGTTTCGTTGGCTGGATAACAAGGAGAAGTCTTCAGTCTACCGGGCGAACGTCGAGCTGCTAGAGCCGGTCATCCTTTCAGTATTGCCACTGGCGTACCGTGATCGCGTGGTTAAAAGCGATTGCGCCTCTGTGCGCATAGCCGCAGCGGTTAAAGAAGATGCCGAAGCAATCCAGGCTGTGATTTTAAGAGCGCCAAAGCATGAGCGCCTGAAGGAGATCAGCGAAAGCATCGTGGCGAGGTTCTATCTGGATGGACCGGATTCGGTAGCACCGCTTATGGCGATGGTTACAACGATGCTGGGGGTTGTATGACGGAGTTAAAAATGGCGAAAGCCGCGGTGCGCGAACACCAACGGCTTTCTGGTGCAAATACGTCAGGTAATTGCGGAGATAAGTATGTCAAATACCGCTGAAGTTATCAAATTTCCGACTAAAACCGAGCAAACAGGAGGTCACATGGCCGACCTGTCCAACGGGTACACCCGGATCGCAAACGAGATTCAGAAGCTGAAACCACGCCTGCGCATGTCGGGGCGTGAATGGCAGTGTCTGGAAGCGGTGATCTGGCTGACCTACGGATGGAACAAAAAACAGGACCGGGTTACCAACACCGTCATCGCCGGGCTTACAGGGCTGGCTGATACGCATGTTTCTGATGCGATCAGTTCTCTGGCAGAGCGTGGAATTATTTTCAGTCACAAGCAGGGCGTGATGAAAATTGTCGGTATAAATACTGACCTATCCGCCTGGATTTTGGACAAACCGAAAACGGGAAAACTCTTCCCGAAAACGGGAAAAACCTTCCCAGAATCGGGAAAAACCTTCCCGGAAACGGTAGCCACCCAAGACTATAACAATAACAATATTAAAAGATCATCGTCAGAGAATTCTGGCGAATCCTCCGACGACCGTCTGATGAAGTTTTTATCAGCTCATCCTGAAGCGGTAATTTACACCACCAACTTCACCAAGTGGGGAACTGCAGCTGACCAGCAGTGCGCAGAGTGGATCCTCGCCCTGCTCGAAAAAGTTAAACCCTTCCCGAAGCAACCCATCATGGCCGCCTGGGCTAACGACGTGCGCCTGATGCGTGAGCTGGATGGCCGCAGCCATCGTGAAATTTGCGAGCTGTTCCAGTGGGCGAGCAAAGACGCGTTCTGGCACACAAACATCCTTTCGCCCGCAAAGCTCCGCGCCAAGTGGGACACCCTGAGCCTTCAGCGCGATGCTGGCCGCCGGACCAATGCCGGGGGCGCCACCGGTATTGACTTTAATAACACTGACTGGATTAACGAGGTGTTCGATGGAAAGACTATCTGAACAACTGATGAGCTGCGATCGCGAAAGCCTGCGCCGCATTGCGCACAGCATGCCTGATGCCCCCGCAGAACGCCCTCAGGCTGAGCAGACGGCTGAAATCTTCAATGCCCTGTTCAGTGCTCTGCGCGCCGCGTTCCCGGCGGCAATGGCTGGATTTCGTGAGCAGAACGATTTCAACGAACTCCGCCGCCAATGGGCCATGGCCTTTCAGGAGAACGGGATCACCACCATGGCGCAGGTTGCGGCTGGTATGCGGATCGCGCGCCGTCAGGAAAAACCCTTTCTGCCGTCTCCCGGCCAGTTCGTCGCCTGGTGCAAAGAGGGGCATAACCTCCTGGGATTCAGCGTTGACGACGTGATGACTGAGTACTGGAAGTGGCGCCGCCTGATATTTCGGTTCCCGACCAGCGAGCAGTACCCCTGGCCTGCGCCAGTTCTGTATCACATCTGCATTGAACTGCGCCGCCAGAGTACCGATCGCCAGATGACCGAAAGCGAGATGCGCCAGGCCGCCAGCAAAGTGCTTTCTGGTTGGGAAGAGCGAGTAGCCGCTGGCAAGCCTGTACCGCCAGTTCGCCGCGCTCTCGCCGCCCCGGCTAAGGCCAGTGGCCCAACGCCAGCAGAGATGCTGATGGAGCAGTACAGGCAGCGAAAAGCCGCTGGTCTGGTTTAAGGAGATCCCCATGGCAAAACCAAAAACGCATAGCGAGCGCACCCTGTTCATCGCCTGGATTATCGAGCTGGTGAAAAAGCATGGCCGCGCAACGACAAACGATGTCGTCGCCATTTTCGGCCTGCACCGCACCACGGCCGAGAAATACATCCGGGCTGCCGTAGAGCAGGGGAAACTTATTCGCCACGGGCGCTGCGGCGTCTTCCGCGACCAGCGGGCAGTTATCGACTTTGACATGGAACGTTACACGCACCGAGGAGCATCACATGAGTGATTCACTGAACAACAAAGAGCTGGTGGCCGTGGGTCATCAGTTTGCGAAGACGATGAGCAGCGACACGGCGATCATCGATATGGCGAAGATTGTCTCGCGCCTGGCCGAACGGCTGGACTGCACCAGCTTGGCGCTGCGCGAGATGACAAAGCAGCGGGCTGCGCTGGCGGCGGAGAATGCGGGGCTGAAGCAGAACACGCCTGACCTTCAAACGATGATGTCTGCCCTGGATGCATTCTTCGCTGATGATGAAGTGCCGGAACGCGCAATGCTTGGGGCTTATAACATTCTTCGTAGTGCGGTACCAACCCCGGCCACCGACGCCTTCCTGGCTGAAGTGCGCGCTCAAGGCGTGGAGTCGTTTGCCCGGGAGATGCACGCAGACATCAGCGAGGCCGATGCTATCGAGTTCGCCGCCAAACTTCGCCAGGAGGCAGCCCAATGACCAAGCCAACGAGAGAAACTAACTCCAAACCTGATTGGATGCGCCCATCCCGCAAATTAACAGAAGCAGAGCGTCAGGAAGTTAAAAACGCCTTACGCGGTTATATCAACCGTAGGAAAGCGGAAGGAGCAGCCAAATGACCAACAAACAGGCGCTGCTTCGTGCAGCAGTGAAAATAGGTGCTGAGAAGTGGGTCCACATCGGTGGTGGGGAAGTTATCACAGAACAGTATGAAGTGGATGGTTTGCTGATGGCAGACCACATCTGTAATTGCGAGGTAACTGGCACATCAAGCCCAAAAGCCAAGTTCATCGCCGCAGCCAACCCGGCCACCGTGCTGGCTCTGCTGGATGAGCTGGAAGCCAAAGACAAGCTGATCGCTGAGCTGGAGGCGCGAGCCGTAACCGTAGCTTTTAAGCCGCTGCCATTGGACGAACTGGGAAGCGCCAGAGACGGTAAAAAGTATTCCCCATCATTTGGAGCTGGCTACAACTGCGCTGTAATTCATTGTGATACCGAGTTACGACAGGCATGCGCTAACGCTGGCATCCGCATCAACGGGGAGGGGTGATATGGCTCTGAACAAACGCGAACGTGAATTTTTAAAGCTAGCCATCGTCCACTACTGGGAAATTGAAATATCGCCACACCGAAAAACTGCACTCTGGGATGGTGACACGCTTCTGCCCGTTAAGGTCGGAACTATGGCTGAGGGCCTGATAGAACGCGGGTATCTAGAGCGCGTAGCTATGGGGTATGGGCGTTACATTATTAGGGCTACCGATAAGTCAAAAAAACTACGTTGCTACCGCTGCGCTTACGGAAAGGTAATCGACGAACACGGTCAGCAGGGCGGTAACTGCCCATATTGCGATGGCGGTGTGATTGTGGAGAGGGCTAACCCATGACTAAATTCACCAAAGAGCAGTTGATCAATCAGGCGCGTGAAGAAGTTGATTTCTGGCGCGAGCGTGACGAGCTAATTCCATCCCAGCAAACTGCTATTCGCCTGCGCCTGTCCGAAATCGCACTGGCAGCGCTGATGGCCCCGACTGAACCGGCCTATCAATACCGCATCAGGAACGCATACAACGGACAGGTAACGGAGTGGCAAACCATACGCCGTGACCAGGTTGATTTTGTTTTGAAAGCTCAGCCCCTTAATGCTGAGTTTCAAATTATCGCCCCGCCAGCGCCGGTAGTGCCAGCTGAAATACGCAACAGGTTCAGAGCTGAGGGTTTGGCGGAGCTGCTGAAAGATGCGCGCGACTACGCACCGCTAACAGCTGGGCAATGGGAGACTCTCACCAAGAACTGGCATCAGACGTTTGTGGGCCTGTCTGGTGAAGGTGATACCTGCAGCACCGCCATGCTTCAGGGTGCCGAACCTGTGCAGGAGCAGCATGAAAGTGCAGGTTCTGCGTGTAAGTGCAGGAGCAGCGAAAAAGTGCAGGTGCTGTAAGCTGGGTGGGTGGCGGTGCCAGTTGAGCCGACAATGGCAGTGTTGGACGAGTTCGATTCAATTATCGACCATGGGGCAGAAGACTCAAAAGATGCCTGGAGTAGGCTGCTCGCAGCAGCAGCACCGCAGCAGGAGTGATGTATAATCCCCTCAAATAATCGAGGGGATATTTTATGTCAGACTGGAATATTGCAGCAAAACCTCAGGAAGACCGCGACAAGGTTAACGTTGATCTTGCCGCCTCCGGCGTCGCCTACCATGAGTGGCTTGGTCGATTTGTTCAACTTGATGAGATCATTAGTATGCAGCCTGTTCATTTACAGCGTTTTTTCAAGGAAAGGTTAAGCTTCTACCGGGCGCAACTCCCGCAAAAGAACGTCTGGCAAAGTGGAATTCCCCCAAAGGCAACTCCGGTTCTGGCATGCGTAAATAGGGCAGCAGAAGTGGCCATTTATAAGACCGAAGGGTGGTTTTATCAAGGGGATAGCAAGTTTAGAAAAGCACAAGTCGATCCTCAATACTGGATGGAGATACCATCGTTTCCCACACGGTAGTTAAATGACCAAATGGTCAGCGGGGAGCCGATTACTTTTTAGGCTCTCTTTCTTCGTATGGGAACTTTAAAACATCCATCTCACGATTGATGTTTACTTCATGAACCAATTTCCACAACTCATTATTTTTCACTTCAGAACGATTATTAAAATCCCTGGCCGACTGAATCTCATCTAAAATCTCGTCCTTCATGTCAGGATGCTTCGCCATAAGTTCATTTAGAGTATTTTGATAAATACAGGAGTGCCTAAGAAGAAAGTAAAAGGCCTTACGCATTTCTTCTATTTGTACCTCATGCGCCTTAATTTTTTCTATGTATTGAGCTTCCATTGCATTTTTTTTAATCCTTAGTCTCGAAAGGTCGGATGCCGAGTCCAAACGCTGAGTCTGTAAATCAAGTTCGTGAGCTAGCCTTTCTTTATGAGCTGTCTCGCTTGCTCTGTGTGCTTCTCTATCCCTTTGCGCAGCATCGAAGTCGTGGTTAAAAAATGGATTATTACCTTTTCCCCAGAAACCCATAAACATATCCTCACGTTAATTTGCGTTGTTGCACCGAGACACTCAGGCTCATCTTCCCAAAATCAGTAGTATATGGCAATGCACGCTATCGCCGTTCACTAAGGTCTTGGCGCAGCCAAACCTGCAGAAGTTCTGTGCTTGGAAGGAAGAGGCCGCTTGATGCATCCCCTGAATGCCGCTTAACCGCGGCATTCCTTCACCTGTTCGATATTACAGATCGATGAAGTCATATTGATCTATGAAATCGATTAGATAATAGACACAGCACAGCAACAAATTACCAACCTGACAAGATGTGTCATCGCGGCAATATACCCTCAGGCGCAGGCCTGCTCTGCGTTTGGCAGGATTGAGGGTTTTCCAATCAGATATTTACCCCAGCGGTTTCTATCCCTCAAAAGTGTTAAAAATAACGGTAAGTTTTTACAGGGAAGTAGCGTAAAAATTTATTCAAATCAATCAGATGAATGGGCTTGCGCAGACATGCCTTTCATGTGCATACTTAAGCCAAACGGATAATTACTGTTTATGCATACAGTGTTTTGTTGTATGGTTTAAGTGCTACAGAAAAAAATGAATTTTTTTTCCGGCGAACCTATTAGGAATTTTGCGCCATTTGTTATTTTGGCGCTGTGGAGTGGAGTTCTCCCCGCCGGGAGAGGGTATTTGAGGATAGCAAAGTGAGGAGGGGATGTGAGCATTGAGGTCGCCGAAGCGATTAAAACAGTCTCGGAGGGCGGTAAGTTCGTCATTACTTGCGATAATGGGGAAATTACCAGTCTGGAGCGTGTCCGGGATGATCAGCACGTTCTCTCGCTTGCTGAGTTGCTCTACCTTCTTCGAGAGGCCGGTTTCCGCATTGACGGAGCAGATAGCCTCCTGCCATAATCCTGACGTCGCCTGAACAGCGACACGGAGCAGCAAAGCGCCACGGAGAAAGCTCCCATGGCGCAGTTACAACTCATCAAGCAATCCTCAGGAATCCTGATCCCCGCCACGCCGGAGACCAGCGAATTACTGCAATCAAAAATTAAGCTCGGCGCCGTGCTGGTGGCCGACTTCAAACAGGTCCGTAACCCAGCTTTCCACCGCCGCTTCTTCGCTCTGTTGAATCTCGGCTTCGAATACTGGGAGCCAACCGGCGGGGCCATCTCATCCAACGAACGCAAGCTGGTGACCGGCTATGCGAGATACCTCGCTTCATACGGCGGGAACGAAGGCGCACTGCTGGATGCTGCTGAACAGTATCTTGAACGCATCGCCGACAAGCGCACTGGCAGCATCAGCGCCTGCAAGTCCTTCGACGCGTATCGCGCCTGGGTAACCATCGAATCCGGGCATTACGACGCTATTCAGTTGCCTGACGGTACTCTTCGCAAACATCCTCGCAGCATCGCCTTCGCCAATATGGACGAGACCGAGTTTCAGCAGCTCTACAAAGCCGCGCTCGATGTTCTCTGGCGCTGGATATTGTCGCGCGCATTCAGGGACCAGCGCGAGGCCGAGAACGCCGCAGCGCAACTGCTGAGCTTCGGGGGATGATGCCAATGAAATCCTCATGGTTCCAACATACCGAATGCACAACGGCGCAGGCCGAAGAGCTAATGGCAACATACCGTGCGCGCGGCGTGAAGGTCGAGCGCAGCCTGAACCCCGATTACGTCACCTGGACCGTTAGCGTGCGGCTACCGGAAGCCCGGCGTCAAGAACGCACGCCGCGGACCTTCCGCCAAAAGGTCTGGGGGTGATCATGGCTAAGAAACCCCGCCGTAAGTGCGTAAACCAGATCTGCCGCGAGTGGTTCCACCCGGCTCGCGACGGCCAGGTGGTATGCAGCTATGAATGCGCTACTGCCGTCGGAAAAGAAAAGACCAAAAAAGCCCGTGAGTCGTCTCAACGTAAAGAGTTGGCCCAACAGCGCGCCATCGAGAAAAAAGAAAACGCTGCCTGGCGCAAGAGGAAAGCCGCGGTAAAGCCTCTTAAGCACTGGGTGGATCTGACGCAGCGCGCCGTTAACGACATTTGCAGGGAAACCGAACTGGCAGAAGGTAATGGCTGCATATCATGCGGAACAAAAACAGCATTTGCCTGGCATGCCGGCCATTACCGGACAACTGCTGCAGCCGGGCACTTACGTTTTACTCGTATCAACATCCATCTTCAGTGTGACGTTTGCAACGTCTACAAATCAGGGAACATTGAAGCCTATCGCGCCGCTCTTGTGGAACGCTATGGAGAGGAGATAGTTCTGGCACTGGAGAGCAACAACATCCCGCATCGCTGGACGGTTGAAGAGTTGGAAGAAATTAGGCTCACCGCCCTCGCAGACTTACGCACGCTGAAAAAACAGGTAGCAGCATGAAACCAGAACTGATCGAATCGCTTCGCATGCGCTGGCTGCGCCTCCGCATTCATCGCCGCCCGGGAACGGTGCTGGTGGACTATCGCATCCTTCGTAACTTTATCCGCATTTACCTGATGGCAGGAGCCGCAGCATGAACCTCGAAAACACCGTGAAATACCACTTCGCAAAGTCCACGATGATCAGCGACTCCCCGCGCGCCACCGCATCAGATTCCCTGACCGGTACGGATATCATGGCAGCCATGGGCATGACGCAGGAACGCGCCGCCATGGGGTACAGCGCTTTCCTCGGGAAGATGGGGATCAGCCATAACGACCGGGAGAGGGCGATCGCGCTGCTGGCCGAATACGCGCTGAAAAAATGCGATAAGGTTGCCGCGCTGCGCAAGCTGAGCGAGGGAGTTAAGCCGCTGGTAATGCAACAGCTGGCCACGTTCGCGTTTGAGGACTACTCCCGCAGCGCAGCCAGCGTTAAGCAGTGCGATTGCTGCGCGGGGCAGGGGTTTATCGAGGCTGACGTGTTCACTATGAAAACCAGCATGTCTGGGTGCGCAAAGGACATCATACAAAAATCTAAGAAATGGGGCCTGAAGGTTATCCCATCGCAGCATCAGAACCGACGCCAGGTGAAAGAAGTGGCGCGTGTACTATGCACGACCTGCAAAGGAAAGAGGGTTATCAGCTGCGCCTGTAGTGATTGCCATGGGAGAGGGGCGGCAGTAAATCAGGAACTGACAGAGGCTCAGGGCGTGCCAGTGCTGGCTGGCTGTAAGCGCTGCAGTGGTCGCGGTTATGAGCGGATCCCTTCGACAGAGGCTCACGCAGCTGTTTGCCAGATCACTGATGCGATCAGTCTGGATACCTGGAAGAAGTCGGTTAAGCCGTTTTACGACCAACTGATCACGAAATTTGATATCGAAGAAGCCTGGGCGGAAGCGCAGCTCAAGCAGATAACACGATAACGCTCACGAAAATAGCTTACGTTTCAACCGTGAACTATTTACTTTTCCCGAATCTGTGTTAATTTTGTTCCAACGATGGGCATTGCGTGTTCACCGTTAAAAAACCCGCCACCGAGCGGGTTTTTTATTATTTGCGCCTTCGTGAGTTGCCCGTGAAATCACTGTTCCTAACCAGAATCAAGATTCTTGGGGAACATCAGACCTCTTGAGGCTCCCTCCGTTCTTCATGCAGATTGCACTTTACAAACTTGTGATATCTACCTAACGACCAGGACAGGGCATTTCGCATGCCGTACAACAGCCGCAGCATTCGAACCTAGCAGATATGTGGATATATCAGGTTTATGGGATGCAATAATTATTAAGTCAGCGTCTATCATTTCAGCAAGTTTAAGGATCTGGTCCTTTGGCGACCCCGCCACTGCGTGTAACTGTATTTTGTCAGCAGGAATTTTAAATTTCTTAGCGATCTCTTCCAGCTTTGATTTGGCAGCGTCCTGGAATTCTTTCATCTTTGGCATTTCTACTGAATATGCCAGGCCTAATGATGAATAATACGGAAGCGAAGGTACAACCGTGAGAAAATGAACTTTTGCTGTGTTGAGGACTGCATGCGCCTGAACAAAGGGAATCACCATGTTTGTCAGGCTATCCTCGGAAACGTCAATGGGAACCAAAATAGAGTTATACATTTGACCCTCCTGTGTGTTTTTTGCACATTCCAAGGTTAGCCCCTTGGTTGTCAGAAAACAGAGAGCCAGATGCCAGAACGATTAAAAAGCTACGGTCAGATTAGTGAAAATATTTTAATAACTATCTTTTATGGATAGTGACTTGGTCGTGAATCCCCCTATGCGGTGGGGCGTTTAGATAGGCAGGTGAGTAGCGCGGTTCTGTGGTCTGGCACAGAGTCACCGGGAGGCACCCGGCACCACACCCAATCCATAACTTCTTTGCCCGTATGAGAAAACTCATATAATGTCTGGTTGATGAGTTCTATCAGAGCTTTCAGAGGACAATTATTATGGAAGAAGGTTTCTACTGGATACAGCACAACGGCAGAGTTCAGGTCGCCTACTACACCAAAGACGAAACCGAAGACCTCGAAACGGGCCGAACCATAATGGGTGTATGGCATCTCACGCAAGACGATGACATCTGCGATAACGGTGAGGCTGAGATTTTATCAGGACCGTTAACGCCGCCACATGTTTGAAAAGCATCTGTCAGTTCAATATATGGCATAGGCTTATATTGGGTGAATCCCCCTAAGCGGCGGGGCAATCCGGTTAACTGCAATGTGCAGATATGCTTGCGGCTCGTATAACTGGTAACGAATCACCGGGAGGCACCCGGCACCCGTATGTAAACCTGGTAAGTGCTTTGTGAGCCTGTTCTTCCGAGCAGGCTTTTTTTATTCCCGCTTCGAAAGTAGTGCTATTTTTAAATTGTGAGCCAAGCCAGAACCATTGGCCGGACATCCTGACCGGTTAGTGACGCTGCTCGACACAGCTGTTGCACGGATAATGGCAAGGTAACACGACTACCGACTTAGATTTCCAACTCAGTTAGGCCTGCTGAAAAGCGGGCCTTTTTTTATTTCAGACTCCCGGAAACCCCCATCAAGGTTTGTCGTTAATTCATACGGAGAGCCTGACCCTTTTACACCGCACAGCACCCCGGACCCATCGGAGGTGAGAGATGTTACGCATGGATAAATTAACCACCGGCGCAGCTTATGGCGCGTCTGCGGGGAGCGTGTTGAACGGCATTCTTAACGCATACAGCCCTGAGCAGTGGAACGCCATCGGCGTGCTGGTGGGCATAGTAGTTGCTGTTCTTACGTACCTGACAAATTTGTACTTCAACATCCGCGAAAGTAATCGCCGCGACAGGAGCCAGAATGAACCCGACGCTGAAAAGTAAGCTCGTGAAGGCCGTCCTGGGCGGATCGGGCGCGATAACCATTGCCGCAGTCATGCTGGGTAATGCTGACGGGCTGGAAGGGCGGCGCTATTACGCATATCAGGATGTCGTTGGAGTCTGGACTGTATGCGACGGGCACACTGGTGCTGACGTTCGCCGCGGTCACCGTTACACCGACAAAGAGTGCGATGCTCTGCTGCAGTCCGACCTGTGCAAGGTGGCGGCAGCCATCGATCCGCTGATTAAGGTCCGCATCCCTGAGACTGCACGGGCGGCGCTTTACTCGTTCACCTATAACGTGGGCGCTGGCGCGTTTAGTCGCTCCACGCTGCTGAAAAAACTGAATGCTGGCGATGTTCCGGGCGCGTGCAAAGAGCTGCAGCGCTGGACGTATGCTGGTGGCCAGCAGTGGAAGGGCCTCATCACCCGGCGCGAGATTGAGCGTGAAGTCTGTGAATGGCAGCAAAAGCCGCAACTATTCAATGGTGGTGTCGGGCCGCTTAACCCTGGGATGCCAGCATCAGCGCCGGGGGTGTTCTGATGAAATCCCATTACCTCATTGCGATCGTCGTGTTCATCCTGTGCCTGTTCGGCGGAGCGTGCTGGTCGGCCTGGTATTACAGCGACAAGGCCAGTCGTGAAAAAATACGGGCAGATAGAGCTGAGCAGCAAGCCGAGTCTGCAAACGCCATTACCGCCAATGTCATTCAGGCGGTGAGCATTATTAACACCATCTCCGAGGCAAATCAGAATGCAAAACAGCAGATCGCACTGGAGTCACAGAGAGTCCAGGCAGATATCAAAGTGGCTGTTGCGAATGATGATTGCGCTCGTCGGCCTGTGCCTGCTGCAGCTACTGACCGGCTGCGGAAGTACGCGGACAGTATACGTACCGGTTCCGATGGTACCGCTGCCGGCAAACCTGATAGCTGAGACGCCGCAACCTGCAATTCCCGATCCGCTGACCTATGGGACCAGCCTGGATTTGAATGTAAGCCTGTTATCAGCGCTAGGGCAGTGCAACATTGATAAGGCCAGCATCAGGAAGATAGATGCGTCGCGCAACTCACAGTAGCCATTCCAAAGTGAGCTTACTAATAACATCTCTAGCGTTTCGTTATGAGAGTAGTGGATTACACTGCGATCTCAGTTTGAGTGAGTCCATATATTCTAAAAAACGACACAAACATAACTATACCTTTTTAGAAGGTGTCGATTTTTTTTTAACATGTAGACTCAACCCATCCTGTATGGATTATCAATCTGACAGGTGTATTGGAAGCCCTTTAGTCATGGCTTTGTCCGGTGGCTCCGGAGCATGGTGGACTGAATGGAATGCAATACTTACAAAGGCCACGCAGTAGCGTGGCCTTTCTTAGACATTTGCGGTTATCTGAAGACAAAGCGACATCTGCCTTAAAACAGACGCAAGAGGGGACTAAGGCAAATTTATGAAAAAAGTATTGGTTTTCTTCAACTCGCAGCAGGTAGAGGTCGCAAATGTACTTAAGCCTGTAACATCGATTGTTCGAAGCTACCCAAACGGTGATGAAGTCTCCCTAAAAATAATGCTTACCGGGATTCATTCACTGACGGGGGATCATCTCGAGATTTGTGTAGCTTCTGATCGAGAGCTTACTCAGGAAGAAGTTTCAAACGCAGTGAAAAAGTATCTGTGAACTCAGCGCCAATAACGCCCGGGAATCCTTACTGGCATGTCGATAACTGATCGCTTTTTTATATCCATGCTGTAAACGAATTATGGTGAATCCCCCTAAGCGGAGGGGCTAATTAACCGGATGGCTCTTCTACACTGGCGCTCATCATGAACGACTGAAGCAGCGAGTCACGGGTGGTTATCCCAACGACTCTCCGGGAGGCACCCGGCATCATATACCCAAAGCCCTTGCAGTGATGCAGGGGCTTTTTTTGTCACAGACCAACGTATCAGGGTTTCCATCCAGGGAGGAAAGCAGGGTTTGGTAGGTGTATGCAGCGACAACATCATTAGTCTATAATTTATAGACATTTATAGTGGAAGATAGTGATTCAACAACTATCACCTTGCTGGAGAATGGGAATATGAGTAAACCAGAAGAGGCCCAAATGAAAGTTGATGCTTTGACACAAAAGACCGAAGAAGAAATTTCCGCTTTGATCGCAAAAAAAATTTCAGAATTAAGAAAAAAAACAGGAAAAGAAGTCTCTGAAATTCAGTTTGTTGCTCGCGAAGCGATGACAGGTCTGGAAGGTTATGACGTGAAAATTAAACTTTTATAATCATATCTTTCAAAGAAGAGGTCGCTTAGGCGGCCCTTTTATTGCCATTACAAAGCGTCTCACCCGGGGCGCTTGATAATGGCTAAAAAAAGAGCCCTCACAAGGAGGGCTACAGGAGTCTCAGTTTATGTGCTCTTTTTATTGATGTTTCCCCGGAGTTGGCATTCTCCGCATCAGAGTCTTGTACATCCTGGCACCATACCAGGTAACAACAAGCGTAAGCGTGGGACATTAAGAATATCCGCACGAATCCATCAACATGGTCAGACAGATTCAAATAGAACCTCATCCCTGAGGCTCTGCCACAGTCTCTCCACTGGACTTTAAGCATAGCCACCCGGCTAGCGTCACAGTTATTCGCATGCCATAGTGAAATTACTAATGTGCATGTTTAGATTGTTGATTCAGATCTTAGCGACAAATTTCATTTCTGTTATAAAAATGATTCTTTAATAAAAAAAGGGGAAGTTGTATGGCAGATGAAAAACGTAAATGCACATTTTCTATGCATGGCGAGAAGGAAGAGGGAACGTTCGTCCAGTTTGCTCCAATCGAAACTTACGATGAATCAAACCAACTCCATACACCAGTTAAGGCCATCGTTGAGCGAGACAATGGACAGGTAATCATCCTTAACCCGAATAGCATTACTTTTGTTAAGTAACTAATGGGTTTCCCTAAACCGCCTACGGGCGGTTTTTTAAAAGCTAAAAATTGAATATCCCCTTTAGCGGATAAATCTCAAATATACCCTGTAGGGGATAAATGGAGTGAACTATGGCAGGTCTGACACCAAAGCAAAAGGCTTGTCAGAACGCTTTTTTTTCCATTTCAAGGTTCATCATCAGGCGCATTTACGGTATGCCTGATGATGAAAAATTGGTTAAATTTCGTCTAAGCTTTTTCCCACTCACTAACTTGCTGGTCATATTCATCCCAACTTGCAAAACCAATAGGTCGTTTAGGCTCGTCAAGATTGTGACGCCTCATTCTCACGAGAAGAACACTTATTTGGGATACATGCTGAACAAGTTCGATTGGACTTCCATCTTCACGCAGCCCTTTAAAAGATATCAATGATGGGTCCCAGTAACCAATGCTAGTAAATGTGAAGGTCTGCGTTTGACCAAAAGAAACCAACTGCCCACCAACTTCGTAGTCATCTTCAAGATTACGATGGAAATTATTCACCCATTGAGTTAATCGCAGATGAAATTCATTGGCAAAATTACCCGTTACAGCAAACTGTCTATCAGCTGCATCTTGATGAATTTTGTCCATGACCTCAAAGTGTGCCGATGAATCAAGGTATGTTAGTGGATTGAAATTATTCATGAAATAATCCCTACAAGGAAAAAATAATGGCACTCACCGACAAACAAGAAATGTTCTGTCGCGAGTACCTCATCGATTTAAACGCCACGCAAGCGGCTATTCGGGCGGGGTACAGCGTCAAAACTGCAAACCGTATAGCTGCTCAATTATTGTCAAAACTTGACATCCAAAAAAGGATCGCCGAACTCAAGAGTAAGCGCAACGAGGATGTGGGTATTGATGCGAATTATGTGCTCCGGCGCTTGGTTGAAATCGACCAGATGGACGTTCTGGATATCCTGAATGATGACGGGAGCCTTAAGCCCATCACTTCATGGCCAAAGGCCTGGCGAATTTCGCTAACCGGCCTGGATATCAGCACCACGATCCAGAACTTCGACGAGGAGACATCTGAAACCATCCTCAAAAAGGTTAAATGGCCCGACAAAGTAAAGAACCTCGAACTACTTGGCAAACATGTTCGCGTGCAGGCCTTCAAAGAACAGGTCGAACAGAAAGTAGTAGCCACACACAGCATAATGCCGGTCCCATCCTGCGATAACGTAGACGAGTGGGAAGCGGCAGCGCAGAAGCAGCAGAGCGAGGTTCTTGGTGGATGAATTACAAAGCCGTCTGGAAACCTTTGCCGGGATCGCAATCGCTCTCCCTGAGCTGCCCGTGTAACGAAATCCTCTACGAGGGAACGCGCGGGCCGGGTAAAACCGCCGCGCAACTGGCACGCTTTCGTCGCCTCGTTGGTCTGGGCTATGGATCTTTTTGGCGCGGTGTCATTTTCGATACCGAGTATAAGAACCTCACCGACATCATCACCCAGTCAAAGCGTATGTATCGCCTGTTTAACGACGGCGCGCGCTATCTGGCGTCTGCATCCGAGCTACGCTGGGTATGGCCCACTGGCGAAGAACTGCTGTTCCGCTTCGGAAAAGAAGAAGGTGACTACTGGGACTATCACGGTCAGGAGTTCCCGTTCATTGGCTTCAACGAACTGACCAAGCAGCAATCGTCCGAGTTCTACGAGATGATGTTTTCCTGTCGGCGCTCATCGTTCCGGCCGGAAAACTATCCACGTGATGATGGGTCGCAGCTGAAGCCGATCCCGCTCGAAACGTTCAGTACGACAAACCCGTTTGGCATCGGCCATACCTGGGTGAAGAAGCGCTTCATCGAGCCTGCGCCGCGCGGCACCATCATTCGCGAAACGCAGAAAGTGTTCAATCCACAGACCGAGCGGGAAGAGGATGTGACGCTTACCCGCGTGGCGATTCACGGCTCTTTTAAAGAGAACCCGTATCTGGATCCCCAGTACATTGCCACACTGATGGCCATCAAAGACCCGAACCGCCGCAAAGCTTGGGTTGAGGGCTCGTGGGATGTCACCAGCGGCGGGCGCTTTGACCACCTTTGGAATGCTTCCCATCACGTCATTAAGCCGTTCCGCATCCCGGCTAGCTGGACGGTTGACCGTTCCCATGACTGGGGCGAATCAAAGCCGTTCTCTAACCTCTGGTGGGCGCGTACCGACGGTACTGCCGCTGAATTACCGGACGGGCGCCAGTTCTGCCCACCTGCCGGATCGCTGATCCTCATTGGCGAGTGGTACGGCTGTCCACCGGACGAACTGAACAAAGGCCTGAACATGTCGTCCACAAACGTCGCCAAGGGCGTAGCCTGGGTCGATAAGCGGCTGGTGGGCGAAGAGCTAGCAGAGCCCGAGGAGATAAAACTCAACGGTGTGACGCAGGGGCAACTGAACATCATGCCCGGCATCTGCAAAAAGGTTATTCCCGGCCCGGCTGACGGTGCCATCTACAACACCGGCGATGACGAACTCTCCATTGCCCAGAAGATGGAATCGCAGGGAGTTAAGTGGGTGCCATCCAACAAGAAGCCGGGATCGCGCGTGAACGGCGCAGCCCTGTTTGCTGACATGCTGGAGGCCGTCATTGAAGGCAAGAAGCTGGAATCGGGTACACCTGATAAACCAGCATTCTACGTGTTTGACTACTGCCGGGGCTGGATAAGCCGTGTGCCGGTGCTCGTTCGCGACAGCAAAAATCCCGACGACGTAGACACACAGCAGGAAGACCACGACTGGGACGCTACCCGCTACGCCGTTCTGCATTCACCGCCGAAGAAAGTCGGCAAAGTCACCAACCTACGGATTTAACTCCATGCCTGATATTTCAACACCCAATCTGGACTATGGGAACATGGTGCAGGCGTGGGACATTAACGACGCCCTGATGGGCGGTACGCTGTACATGCGCCAGCTGGGTGAGGCATATCTGCCGCGCTGGCCGAAGGAAGACAAACAGGATTACAAAAAGCGCCTGGCAGTGGCCACGCTACTCCCTGCCTACGAAGAGACGATCAACCAGAACGTCGGGCGTGTTTTCGCTGAACCAATCCAGTTGGGCGAAAACGTGCCGGATCAATTGCGTGAGTTCGCAAAAGACGTGGATCTTGAAGGTACCCGTCTGGATGTATGGGCGCAGTCGTTCTTTAGCCTGGCGATGCAGTATGGCCTTTCCCATGCGCTGGTGGACTATCCTCGCGTTGACCCCGAACAGGTGAAGACCAAGGCTGATGAGAAGGCCACCGGCGCGCGCCCGTACGTCACCATGCTGAATCCCCGCCAGGTGATCGGCTGGAAGTCGAAAATGACCGGCGGCAAGGTCGTGCTCACGTCGCTGCGCATCAAAGAGGTGGTGGTCGAAGATGGTGATGACTTCGGGCAGACGAAAGTCGAGCAGATCCGGCTCCTAACCCCAGGCAAGGTGCAGATTTACCGGAAGGCTACCGGTGCGGAGGGGCAGGCCACCTGGGCGTTACATGATGAATGGCAAACCTCCCGTCGCGATATCACCCTGGTCACACTCTACACCAAGCGCACCGGCTTCATGTGCGGTTCACCGCCGCTGCTCAATATGGCGCTGCTGAACGTCAAGCACTGGCAGAGCCAGAGTGAGCAGGACAACATCCTTCACGTCGCCCGGGTGCCGATACTCACCGTGTTCGGTCTGGAGGAGGGCGAAGAGTTAACCATCGGTTCTTCATCGGCAACCTCGTTCAACGATCGGCAGACGCAAGGCCTCGAGTACGTCGAGCATACCGGTTCCTCTATCGGCGCTGGCAAAGAGTCGCTGGCTGAGCTGGTGGAGCAGATGCGCCAGGCTGGCGCGAAGCTGCTGCGCACCGACAATACCTCGACGAAGTCAGTAGACCAGACCTCTGAAGAGAAAATGCAGGAACAGTCCCCGCTCTACACCATGGCGACCAGCCTGGAGGATGCAATCGACAACATCCTGCAAATCATGGCCGAGTACATCGGTGAGAAAGAGGGCGGCAACGTTGATGTCCGTACTGAGCTGGATGTTGAGTCGAATGAGTTCAACCCTCCGGCAGCGCTGGCTATTCAGTCCCTGCGCCAGGGTGGTGACCTCCGTCGTATTGATGCCATTAAAGCCCTGCAAAAGCTCAACCTGATTGATGCTGATGCCGACCCGGATAAGGTGCTGAGCGAACTGCTGGCTGAATCGGCCTCGCTGACTGAGCCTCCACCGGAAGAGGTGTGATATGGCCCGTTCCGTCAACGACCGCCTGCAGGATGAGACGATAGCGCATGGCCTGAATGTGACGCGCTACGGCACTGGCGTCGCCCGGCGCATGGTGGCGCTGCTGAATAAACTGGATGCCGAACTGGCCGCGAAACTGCTGGTGCTTCTGGACGGCAAACGGGCGGATACCTACAGCGCCCGTCGCCTGGCATCGCTGCTGGCTGGTGTGCGTGAGCTGAATCAGCAGGCCTACGAACCGGTTAACGCGGGGCTGGCTCGCGAACTGACGCGCTACGTTGAATATGAGGCCGGGTATCAACTGGACCTGTTCAGCAGCATCATTCCGCAGCAGATCCTGAAACACGTTCCGCTGCAGAGCATTGCACCCGAGCAGGTCTACGCCGCAGCAGCAGCGCAGCCGTTCCAGGGGAGATTGCTGAAGGAATGGGGCCAGAAGCTTGAAGCCGACCGGCTGGACAAAATCACAAATGCTGTGCGCTCCGGTTTCCTCCAGGGCGAGACGGTAGAACAGATTGTCCGGCGCGTTGCCGGCACGCCAAAACTTAACCGTGAAGATGGGGTGATCATTGCATCCCGGCGTGACCTGGCGGTGGTGACCCGCACCGCGGTGAATCATATGGCCGCTACAGCGCGGCAGGAATTTGCCCAGGCCAACAGCGATATCGTCAAGGCCAAGCAGTGGTCATCCACGCTGGATACGCATACCAGTCAGTGGTGCATCATCCGCGACCGCAAGCTCTACACCCTCGACGGCAAGCCGCTGGGGCATGTGGTGCCGTATCTGCGCGGCCCCGGCAAAATTCACTTCTGCTGCCGCTCCGGCGAAATCCTGATCACGAAGTCGTGGGAAGAACTGAAGATACCCTCTGACGAGCTGAGCAGCGCCACACGCGCTTCAATGGACGGGCAGGTGCCAGCGCATACCAGCTATGCCGACTGGCTCACCCGGCAGCCATACGCGCGACAGGAGCAGGTGCTGGGCGTTACCCGGGCACAGATGCTGCGTGACGGCAAAATCACCGTCCCGGAGATGTTCAACGATGCCGGGGAGTTCCTGACCCTGGACGAACTGCGCCGCGTGGATGCGTCGGCGTTTGAATAGCACAACCTCATCAACATCAGGCTGCCTCCGGGCAGCTTTTTTTATGCCTGCCGCCGAGCGGATGCGACGCGGCGACCGGGTCGGATGACCCACAACCAATGGCCGGAAGGCTGGAGCAAAACAATGAAACTCAAACTCGATGCTAACGGAAATGTGGTTGTTGAAAACGGTATGCCTGTGTACGTCCATGACGACGGCAAAGAGTTCCCGTTCGATGCAGCCGCAGCGATGACCAAAATCACCTCCCTGAATGGTGAAGCTAAAACTCACCGCGAAGCTAAGGAGGCGGCGGAAGCCAGTCTCGCGAAATTCGCTGGCATCTCCGACCCGACCAAGGCGCTCGAGGCCCTGGAAATGATGACCAAAATCGACCAGAAGAAGCTGATCGACGCTGGCGCCGTTGACCAGGTGAAGGCCGAGATCACCAAGGTATTCCAGCAGCAGCTGGACGAAGCGAACGGCAAGACCAAACAGCTCGAAACCCAGCTCTATGACGAGATGATCGGCGGCCGCTTCGGTGGTTCGAAGTTTATCTCCGAGAAGATGGCGATCCCGGCTGAGTTCGTGCGTTCCCACTTCGGCCAGAACTTCAAAATCGAAGACGGCAAGGTCGTGGCCTACGACGGGCAGGGCAACAAGGTGTTCTCCCGCACCAAGCCCGGCGAACTGGCTGGCTTCGATGAAGCGCTGGAATCCCTGGTCGAGTTGCATCCGCAGAAAGACTACATCCTCAAAGCGTCCGGCAACAGCGGCGGTGGCTCTCACCAGTCGCAGCATCAGGCCGGGCAGAAAACCATGAAACGCGATGCGTTTGACGCTCTTGATGGCGCAGGCAAGCAGGCTGCGCTTAGCGACGGCGTAAGCATCGTTGATTAAATATAAAGGAGCCATAAATGGCAGGTAATACCCTCACTGGTCTGATCCCGACCATCTATACCGCACTGAACGTAGTTTCCCGCGAGCAAACTGGGTTTATTCCAGCTGTTGCGCGAAATGCAAAAGCGGACGCCGCAGCCAAAGGCCAGATTGTGCGTGCGCCAGTTGCGCCAACAGCTAAAACTGAAGACATCACCCCCGGGGCCTCCGCGCCAAACACTGGCGATCAGGTGATCGATGGGGTTGATGTAACCATTACCAAGTCCAAGATGGCTCCGGTCAAGTGGAACGGTGAAGAACAACTGGCGCTTGGCCCGGCTGGTACCTACAACATCATTCTTGCAGACCAATTCCAGGAGGCGTTCCGTGCGCTGGCCAACGAAGTGGATGCAGACCTCGCAGCGCTGTTCTTTAACTCCTCCCGCGCTGTTGGTGCACCTAAGGATACCCCGTTCAGCATCAAGGACGACCTGTCCGATGCGGCACTGGCACGTCAGATCCTGACCGACAATGGCGCACCAACTACCGATATGCGTATGGTGCTTGGTGGTGAAGCAATGGCATCTATTCGTGGTAAGCAGTCTGTGCTGTTTAAAACGAATGAGGCAGGAACTGACCGACTGCTGCGTGAGGGCATTATCGGCAAAATCATGGGGTTCAATCTCCATGAGTCCTTCAGCATCGGCCGCACCGCGAAGAGTACAGCTGCTGGCTACAAGGTTAATGGTGCGAAGAAGGCTGGCGACATCATTGTTGCTATCTCTGCTGGCACGGGAGGTATTGCAGTTGGCACCGCAGTGAAGTTTGACGGTGACGACAACCAGTACATGGTGGTTGCTGCCACCTCTTCGAGCATCACCATCGGTGCCCCGGGCCTGCGTCAGGATCTGGCAGACCAGGCGGCCGTTACTGTGCTGAGTGAGTTTGCGCCTAACATGGCCTTTGCCCGTAATGCATTCTTGCTTGCGAGTCGCACCCCGGCGATGCCGGAAGGTGGCGATACCGCAGATGATGTCATGAACGTGACCGATCCGGTTTCCGGCATCACCTTCCAGGTTGCGCTGTATCGTCAGTACCGTCAGGTGCGCTATGAAGTTGGCCTGTCCTGGGGTGTTGCTGCTGTTAAGCCACGTCACGCCTGTATCATCATGGGTTAACCCAAGGGGGCTTCGGCCCCTTTGCTATTCAGGAGGCCCAATGGCCGGATTGACCAAAGAGCAGCGCGCACAGCGTGAGGCTGAAAAGCTTGCCGCGCAGAATGGCGCTGAACAAACTCCTGCCCAGCAGGACCAGCAGGACCAGCAGGACCAGCAGGACCAGCAGGACCAGCAGGACCAGCAGGACCAGCAGGACCAGCAGGACCAGCAG